CCCCCAGTATACCACAAAAACAGAAATAAGGCAGTATTTTAGGGCTAAAACTGTTGATTTTCCCGGTAGTTTCAGGTACGATAAGAATGATATTCAAAACCGACAGGAGTTTACGATCATGCAGACCATTTCTCTGCCCGTGCTCGAGGCGGGCGAATACGCCGGCGGCATCTGGTATTACGAGCCCCACACCTACCAAAGCTACCGTTACGTTCTGGGGCGGGTGGGCAAGCACCCGCTGGTGTGCATCGGCATCAACCCCAGTACCGCCCAGCCCGGTGCGCTGGACCCCACCTTAAAAAGTGTGGAGCGGCTGGCCGCCGCCAACGGCTTTGACAGCTGGATCATGTTCAACGTCTACCCCCAGCGCGCCACCGACCCCAACGATATGGACAAAACCCCCGACCGCGCCCTGTGCGATGAAAACCTGCGCTGGCTGCAGGCCGTTCTGGCCCAGACCGAGCCTACCATGTGGGCGGCATGGGGCACCCTGATCGAAAAGCGGGACTACCTGCCCGGTCTGATGCGGGAGATGGTAGCTCTGACGCGGGAGCGGGAGATCCCGTGGGTCACCTTTGGCAAGCGCAGCAAAAAGGGACACCCGCACCACCCGCTGTATCTGCGCAAGGATTCCACTCCGGAGCCCTTTGATGTGGAAAACTATCTGGACACCTGTTTCTGATGTCCGTCCCGACAGGAGGAGAGCTGCTTTGACCGCAGAACAGTATAAGCCCATCTATCACTGGTTCAGCGCCCATCCGGCCGTAAAGCGGCTGGTCGTTTTTCTGGACCGGTGGCTGCCGCTGGTGCCCTTTGTGTGCTATCCGGTGCTGCTGTGCCTGCTGAACATCCGGCTCTCGCGGCTGTTCCTCACCCAGAAGCAGGCCGCGCTGGACTTTATGGTGCTCATCGCCCGCTCCGTCTTTGTGCCGGGGCTGGTGTTCTGGGGCGGCACGCTACTGCGCAGCCGGCTGCACTTTCCCCGCCCCTACGAGCAGCCCGGCTTTACCCCGCTGGTGGCAAAGGAGAGCCGTGGGCATTCCATGCCCTCCCGTCACGCGCTGAGCGCCGCCGTGCTGGCGGCGGTGTGGCTGTATTTCTACCCCGCTGCGGGCTGCGTGATGGTGGGCATTGCCCTGCTCATCTGCTGCCTGCGGGTGCTCACCGGGGTGCATCATGTGCGGGACGTGGTATGCGGCTTTGCACTGGGCTTTGCGCTGGGCTGTGCCGGAATGTGGCTGCTGTAAGGCCATTCCTACACGCTGGAACGGTCATTTTTGCCCGCAGCGCAAAAAAGTTGAAACTTTTTTCAGATTTTCCTTGACAGAATGCGATGGGTATGGTATTATTTCTCTCGCAGCCTGTGCCGACACAGCGCTGCCGCCATAATGGAACCCATTGGGATAACAACGTGCGCCCGTAGCTCAGGTGGATAGAGCAACTGCCTTCTAAGCAGTGGGCCGGGGGTTCGAGTCCCTTCGGGCGCATCTATGTGGTGCCCATAGCGTAGTTGGTTAACGCGCCAGATTGTGGATCTGGAGACCGTGGGTTCGAGTCCCACTGGGCACCCCACCAAAAAGTCCGCTGTTTTGAACAGCGGACTTTTTCTTTTTGGCAGGATACTACAAAAAGTACGGCACCCCGGCAAAGCAGCTGCTTTGCCGGGGTGCCTTTTCTCTTACTTATTCATCTCCTGCAGGATCTTTGCGATCTGGGCGGGGGTGTAGCCCTCCTGCCGCAGGGCAGAGGTGATGGCTACATCGTTCTTGCCCTGACTGCGCAGCAGCGCTGCCGTGTAGGGCACCCCGGCGCTGACAGTGCTGCGGCTGTCGCCGGAGGCCGAGCCCCTGCTGCCGGTAGTCTTTCCGCTGCCAGACTTGCCGGACTTTGTGCCCGCAGCCGCCGCCTTACCGGCAGCCTGTGCAGCCTTCTGCTGGGCATTGGACTGCTTCAGCGCCCACTCGCCCTTCGCGATGTTCAGCTTCTGGGTGGTCACATTGTTGTTGAAGGCCTGCTGCTTCAGCGCATCCTGATAGGCGCGCTCGCTGGCGGTGTTGTCGTACTGCTGCTGGGTCAGTGCGTCCTGCCGCTGCTTCTCTTGCATCTGCTGGCTCCACTGGGTGTCGGCGCGCTCGGCCTCGTAGGCGCGGTTGCCGGCGTAGATGTTGTACCCGGTGTTCATCAGGCTGCCCGCCAACGTGCCCAGACCGGTGGTGCCGGTAATGGCCAGCTGCACCACGTCCCCGATGACGCCCAGCACCGTCATGATGTTATTGAAAGTCTGCTGGCGCTGGCTGATTTCCGCCTGCTCCTGCGCGGTGTAGTAGCCGTGCAGGGTGTCCAGCCGGTTCAGGTGCTCCTGATACTGGCCGTAGTCCTTGGCATAGGCGTCGTTGTACGCTTCGCCCTTCTGCTGCAGCTGGGTGTAGTAGTCCTGCAGCTGCCGGTCGTACAGGGTCTGAGCATTCTGCTCCTGTCCGTTCAGCTGGTCCAGCCGGTTCACCAGTTCTTCGCCGCCGCTCTGGTAGGTATCCAGCGCCAGATTGTACAGGGTGGGGATGGCGCTTGCCAGCCCGCCGATCTGCTGCTGATAGGCCTGCTGCGCCGCACTGGTGGCATAGCTGGAACCATAGCCGCCGGTCAGAGCAGCGGCCTGCGCCGCCGCGTCCGCGCTGGCGTTGTGGGCGTTCTGGGTATACAGCTGCTCGTACTGGCGGTAAAGCGGGTCGCGGGTGTAGCTATACTGAAAATTCTCCCGCTCCAGCAGCTGTCCCAGCAGGCTGTTGATCTTATCCTGATAGCTGCTCTGGTAGTCTGCGGGGCGGTTCTGCTGCCACTGCTTCAGAGCGTCGGCCGCATCGGTCACCTGCTGACCGGGGCGGTAGCTGACGTTTGCCATAGCCTTTTCCACATCGGCGCGGCTGTTCAGCCCCTCGGCGCTGTAAGTGGACTGCGCAGCGGGCTGTGCCTGCGTTTGCACCTCCGGCTGCAGCAGTTCCTCCTTCTTTTTGGATGCCATATAATTCTCCTTTCGTTCTTATAATCCCTGCAGCTTGCTGCGCAGGGTGTCGGACATATTTTCCGTATCCAGATTGGTCAGTACATACTGCAGCTGCTCCTGCATCTGGTACAGATAGCTGCGCAGTGCCCGGGCATCCTCCGGGTCCATGTTATCGCTGAACTTGGGCAGGCCCAGCTTGCTCAGGCCGTTCATGCTTGCCATGAGGCATCCTCCTCCCATAATTTTCCCTTTGCCGGGGCGATGGTGCGCACAAGTCCGCGCAGGGTGATCTGCCCTTTGCCGCGCAGCCGCAGCCGCAGCGACCCGCACCGCCGGGGTACAAAGGGCAGGTCATAGCTGCGGCGGCTGCCTTGGGCGGCAAGGGAGGCCACTGTCTCCCACGCGCCGCCGTCATAGCTCACCGCCACTTCTACTGTGCTGGTGCACTCAGCGTCCAGCCGCAAAGTCAGCCGGGAGAGATACCGCTGCTCGGTGCCGTCCAGTCCCACATCGCCGGTGACCAGCTCAAAGGGGATGTCCGTTTCCACGCCGTCGGTGGTTTGCCAGTCCGGCTCGCGGGTGGGGTCTGCCGCCCACAGCGCCTGTCCGTCCCACAGATAAAGCTGCCCGCCGGTGCTGGTCATATCGCAGGAGCAGACATCCTCCTCGCTCCACAGCCCCTTCTCGGTATCATAGACCAGCAGACGTGCACTCTCCCGGGAGATGTGCAGGTAGTACCGGCCATCCAGCGCGCCGCCCACGGCGCTTTGCACGTTGGAAAGCTTTGCGGCGTCCAGCGCGCCGGACACCTTGGTGGGCAGACTGCCGTCCCACGCCATAACACCGTCCGGCGAGAGATAATACAACGTCTCGTTCAGCACGCACAGGCTGCGGGCGGCGTTTTTGGCTACGCCCCGGCAGCGCAGGCTGGAAAGCTGAAAATCCGAAGGCTTGGAGCCGTACAGCTTGTGCAGGGTGTTCTCCTTAAAAAACAGTGCATAGCCCATGCAGGAGGCTGCCCCGGTAAAGGCTCCGTCGCTACCCACGGTGACGGCGTAGCTGTCCGCGGCAATGCCCCGGTAGCTGAACCAGTTGGTGGGGTCGCCCAGCTTGCAGCCGTAGATAACGTTCTCCCTGCTGTTGCAGCCCCACACCCGGTTGTCACACTCGGTCACAAAATCCAGCTCCGGCACCCGGCGCTCCATGGATACCGTCTGCGCAGCTTCCACACTGCGGTGCTGTTTGCCGTCCATGCTCTGCCACTGGGCGGCGGCGGCGTTCTGCACCAGTGTGCCGTAGAAATACTCGCCCTGTGGGGTGCAGCGCACCCGCAGCCAGTCCTCGCCCACGTCATACACGATTTGGTCTCCGTTCAGCTCCGGGCTCTGTCCCGCCGCCTCGGCGGCTGCGCCCTGCACGGTCACGGTGTCCCACTGCCGGAACAGCTTGCCCAGCCCTGCCGCCGTGATGCGGCAGTATTCCAGCGGGATGGCTGTCCAGCTGCCGGAGTTTTTGCTGTACATCTCCAGCGTGCTGTCGTACCGCCACGGATGGTCGGCATCCTCTACCTTTAAAAACAGCTGCCCGTCTGCCGGTTCGGCGGGCTCCTCCCGGCCAAAGGCCTCCACCTGATAGGTCTTGCCTGCGGCATCACAGGGGGCAAAGGTCACGCTTTTGCCCGCCGCCGTCCACAGTGCCCCCAGTGCAGCAACGCTGCCGTCTGCCGTATCAAAGGCCAGCTTGTCCGGGAAGATCAGAATCTTTGTGCCGATGCCCACCAGCGCCTTGCGGCCGTCGGTCACAGCGTCCAGCTTCGTCACCGCCGGGGCGGCGGCATCGTCCGGGGTATAAACGACATCCCGTCCGCAGACGGTCAGCAGACCGTTCAGGTGATACATCCCGTTCAGCCCGGTCAGTGCCCGCAGTCTGCGGCGCGGGGTGCGGGTGCTCAGTGCGGGGAAATCCCGGGTGGAAAAGTTCACTCCGGCGCTGTACTCTGCTTCCGAACAGCCGTAGGTCTCGTTCAGGCCGCCAAAGGCCCGCAGCAGCTGCCGGGTGTTGGCAAGCCGTATTCTGTCTGCCAGTACCATCACCTCACCTCCTTACCAGCGCCACTGCGCCCGGCTGCGGGGCGGGTAGTTCTGCCGCAGCCAGACCGCCAGTTCTGCGTACAGGGCATTGTACTGCGCCTGCTCCCCGGCGTAGCGGTCGGTCTCGCCCAAGGCGGCATCCATCTGCGCACACAGCAGGTGCGGGTACAGAGCATCAAAGGGCGGCGGTGCCAGCAGCGTCTGGTCATCCTGTACCGGCTGCTCCCACGGACGGTCTGCGCCCACTGCGTCAAACGCCCCGGCGGCGGCGCGGTCAAACAGCTTTGTGCGCAGCAGGGCGTCCGCCTCCCGCAGCCATTGCACACGGGTCTCGGTTTCAATGCGGCAGTTTGGGCGCAGCTGCTCGGCACGCTCCAAAGCCTCTCCTATGGTCATCTCATCACATCCTTTTATAAAAAGCCCGGCCGGGGGCATTTCTCCCAGCCGGGCAGCGTTGATATTGCAGATTTTACTGCGCTGCGTTCTCCGCAGCGGCAATGCGGGCAGCGGTCAGCTCGTCCTGACGCTGGCTGTGCTCCAGCACCTCGGCCACAGCGGGCGGCACCTCCACTTCCACGCCACGGCGAATCTTGTAGTTCACGCCGTTGACACTGACGAACAGATCGCCCTTGTAGCGGCTGTTGTCCTTGAACAGCCGGATGCGCACGTTCTTTTCAGCCATAGGCACCTCCTTAGTTGGCGGCAGCGGTGGCAGAGTAGCTGGACACGCTCTCGATGCGCACCATGTACTGCTCCACCAGACGCTCGGCGGCGCGCATACCCTTCCAGCCCACAGAGGCGCGCTGGTTCAGCGGGTCGTCACCGTAGCCCAGCTGCTTGACGATGTGCTCAAGGCCGCCGCCCTCCAGCTCGGTCACGCCGTAGGCGTGGGCGCCCAGCACCAGCGTACCGAACACCGCAAGACCTGCCGGACAGGTATCGTCCTTCCAGATCTTGGCCTCGCTGGTCTCGATAAAGCGGATGTTGCCCAGCTTGCCGATCTCGCCGCGGAACATGGTGTCGGGGTCGGCGTACTTGTGCACCTCCATGAACTCCTTGCAGGTCTTGAGGTCGTAGGCCGCATAGGGGTGGATGATGGCAACGTAGCTGTCACCGATGGGGTCGGCGTTCATTGCGCCCAGCTGCGCCGCTGCCTGAAAGAACAGCTTCGGGGTCAGGGTGCAGCTCTTGTCCAGCGCCTTGCGGCTGGTAACGGCGGTCTCGGCACCGTCTGCGCCCAGCTTGGGGGCGTAGATGACATTGGTGCCGCCCGCCAGCACATCGCGGGTGATGCTGTCCATGGTGCGGCCGGCCTGACTTGCCAGCACGCGGGTGGCCTGCACCACGTTGTTGTCGATGGCGGTCATCTGCAAAACATCGGTCAGCGGGGTCCAGCCGCCGTACTGGTGCAGGTCGCTGGTGATACTGGTCACGTTCAGGGCCTGACCGTTGGGGGTAACGCCCTCGGTCAGCGGGGTGCTGGCCTTGGGCAGGCTGTCGTACTTGCGGAACTCGATGGTCTTGCCGCCGTTCTGGGGCACAGGGTAGTAATCCGCAAACTGGTCGTGCACAAGGCGCGGCTCTGCCTGATCGATCAGGCGCTTCTCGTAAAAGGTCTTCATTTCCACCGACATGGTGCCGGTGGTGTTGGTCTGCGCGTCCGCAAACAGCTGGATGTTAAAATTCATCATGCTTTTTTTCCTTTCTCCTGTCAGGTTAAAGTTCGATCTGTGCACCGTGCAGCACACGGCGTTCCAAAGCCTCCCGCTGGGCGCGGGTCATGGCGGCTACGTCCGGCCGTACCGAGGCGGCAGCGCCGGGGCGCAGGCCGTTTTCCAGCGGACGCGCAGCGCGCTGCTGCACCCGCTCCACTACCCCCTGCTCCACGGTCTGTGCCGTGGTGCGCAGGGCATCCTCGTAGTGGGCAAGGC